TCCCAACCGAAAAGGCTGCCCACAAGCAAATTACCGAATGCATTCGCCGTAAAAACATCAACAACCCAATAGAAAAGTGAAACATGTTCCCTCTCTTTCGGCGCAAAGCGGCCGTAGCGGAACCAACCCCCAGTACCCCACCCGCTGCACCGGGGGCGGGAGACTGGACGGACCCCGGCCATCGGCTGACCGAGGCGGAATTGGATGCCGCGTTGAAAACCTACCACGATTGCCGGAGCCGGTACGCGAAATCAGGCGCATCCGTGCGCATCGCCCTGGAGGAGGTGATCCGCGGATTCCTCGCATCGCAGGCCCCCATCCTCTCCCCTGGTCCCCGCCCGGGAATGGACCAGGACGAAGCCGGCCATTGGCTGGCAAGGCCGTTTACTACGCCGAAGCAGACGCGATCCTGGCCCTCCTAGGCGAGTCTCCAGCGAAGCCGGAACAAAATCAACCGAAAGGAACCCCATGACCGACAGAGTAAAAGGCGTTTCCATTACCCTCAAGCATGACGTGCGGATCGATGACATGGACCTGTTGCATCGGTTTCTCGCCCTGTTCCCCTTTGTGGCGCAGGTGGATTTCGTGCTGGCCAAGGCCGATGACTTCTACATCGCAACCCGCGTCCGAGCCGAGATTGCCGAGCGGGTGACCGGGGCGCTATGGGTGCGGCCGAAGCCGGAAGGAAAGGAAGCGTGAGCGAGTCATGTCACGACTGCGGATGGAGGGACGGACGGCATTGCCGCTTCCCGTTGCCGGAATGGCTGTTTGAATTGCTGGCAGCCCTCCCCGAAGACCACAGGCTAAACCGCATCCCGTTCCACCGAGATTACACAAGCTGCGCGACATGGAAACCGGAATCCGCATTAGGCGAAGCGAAGCGGAGCCCGGTGAGCGCCAGCGAACCGGAAAAGGAGAAAACCGACGCGGGATAGGCTCTAGGACGGCCCCGAGCGGTCATTCCCGACATCTGACGGAAACCAATTGCCGGCGCCCGAAAGGAAATGGCCCCTAAGCCTGTCCCCATCCGCAACCAGGACCAAGACATCGGGCTCAAACGGGGTCACCGTATGCCATGTTCGTTGCATGTGGGAAACGAGGGAATCAGGGAGGCCATAGCGGGCGGTCTTGGGGACGAAGATCATGGCTAGGCGCCGTAAGGCTCCAGGCGGGCATAGATGGCGCGTACCTGGGCATCCGTGGGGCGGGACTTACAGTAATGGTGGTGAAACGCAATCCGATCTGCCATTGACGAAAACCGGCGATTGACTTCGCGCTGCCATTCCACCGAAAAAATCACGGCGTAGCCGTCCACTCTGGAAGGGCGGCGGCGCCTGTCACGGCAATCTCCTAAATTGGCGGACAATTAGGACTATCGGCCCGATAAACGGCAGAATGTGAAGCCAGAAGGTCGCTTTACTTTCAATCGCGTCCGCATCCAGCTTGATGAGTGCGATCAAGAATTGAACGAAATAAAGCAATCCAGCGAGGGAAATCAAGAAGGCTGAAGCCGCGCTCACGCTGCCGCCTTTAATTCCGGATAGGCCGCCTCAAGCTGCCGAAGATGGTACCCATGCGGAACTGATTTCCCATGCTCCCACCGCCACACCGAATTGACATGGCACCGGAGCGCGTACGCCACATCCCGAAGGGTCTGCCCTCGCGACTCCCGCGCCCGCCTTATCGCATCGCCCATGCGCACCTCCATACACGAAAGTTATCACCATCATTCACAATATTCAATCGAATGTTGAGCAAGTGTTACAAGTGGTGAAAGGTGACAACGTAGCGCGCAGGTAACCTTACCGTGTGGGCAAGGCGAACCGTCCTCTAGTTGTCCGCGTAAAGCCTGGGGAAGACCCCAAGGAAGCCACCCGCTGCGCCCTCCAGGGCCCCAACGCATCCAAGCGCAACGCAGGTAAAATCCTGGTCCGATTGGTCGGCAAGTGAGCCGCCCCTCCGACTACACCCCCGAAATCGAAACGCAAATCTGCGACCAAATCGCCGACGGCAAGAGCCTCCGCGAAATCTGCCGTGCCGAGGAAATGCCCTCCCGCGAAACCGTTTACGCGTGGATGGGCAAGAATCAGGCGTTTGCTGACCGATACGCGCGCGCGGTTGAAGACCGGGCCGAAAAGCTGGCTGAGGAAATCCTGGAGATTTCCGACAACGATTCCGGGGACTTCGGCTTCAAGAAGGTCCGGAATGAGGACGGCGAATCCGCGGAAGTCTTCATCGACAAGGACAACATCCAGCGGGCAAAGCTCAAGGTGGACTCCCGCAAGTGGATCGCCTCCAAGCTGTTCCCCAAGAAGTACGGCGATAAGGTCACGGCCGAGCATACCGGCGAGGGCGGCAAGCCCATCGACTTCGCGGTCAAGGTAACCCTGGTGAGGCCCAATGGTCCTGCCAGCGCCTGAAATCCGCCAGATCACCGCCGAGATCCCGGAAGCCTTCGGGTTCCTGTTTGAGCCTGCCCGTTACAAGGTCGCCAAGGGTGGCCGCGGTTCCGCGAAGTCCTGGTCCTACGCCGACGCCCTTTTACTCACCGGCATGGAAACGCCCCTGCGCGTCCTTTGCGCCCGTGAAATCATGAACTCCATCAAGGAGTCCGTCCACCGCCTGTTGTCCGACCGGATCAAGGCCCTGGGCCTCCAGGACTTTTACACGGTGACCCAGACGGCCATCACCGGCCGCAACGGGACCAACTTCATCTTTGCCGGCCTGTTCCGCAACGTCAACCAGATCAAGTCTCTGGAAGGCATTGACAGGGTTTGGGTGGAGGAAGCGGAAAGCGTTTCCAAGGAATCGTGGGATCTCCTGATCCCGACTATCCGCAAGCCTGGTTCCGAGATATGGGTGACCTATAATCCCCAGTTTGAGGATGACGATACCCACCAGCGGTTCGCAGTCAACCCCCCGGATAACGCCGTGGTCCGCCACGTCAACTACGACCAGAACCCGTACTTCTCCGAAGTCCTGAAGGCCGAGATGGAGCAGGACAAGGCCCGCGACAAGGCCAAGTACGAAACGGTTTGGCTGGGCCAGCCCAAGGGCGGCGGCCGGCGCGTGTGGCCTGCGTTCTCCAAGGAAGTCCACGTCAAGGACATTCCCATGGAGGAGATCGCCAAGCGGGGCAACTGCTACATGGCGATGGACCCCCACAGCAAGTACTACCCCTTCGTCGTTTGGGTGGCCGTCCTGCCCAAGAATGACCGCAAGCGCTGGCCCGAGGACTTCCACAAGCACGTTTACGCCGAATGGCCGACCACGGAAGAACTCTCCGGCCCCTATCACGACCTGCGCAAGAAGCTGATGTACACCGGCAGCCTGGCCGACGTGGCCCGCGCCTGCTATGCCCACGACGGCGCCGAGCATGGCATCACCATCCGCTCCCGCCTGGCTGATCCGCGGTTCGCCAAGGGTGCAGGCGATTGGAATTGGTCCACGTCCACGGAGGGCCTGGTTGAGCTGTTCGCCAAGCGTGAGAACGGCGGGATGCTGCTCCAGCTCCCCGAGATCAAGCGCCTGGACGCGCAACGCGAAGCCATCCACGCGGACATGCTCTGGAACACCAACCAGGCTGTCAGCCCCTTCAACGAACCCTCGTTCTCGGTATCGCCGAAGTGCAAAAACGTCATTTTGTCTCTCCTAAACCACAGGCTAGAGGAAGATACCGACAAAGAGGACGAAAAGTACAAAGACCCATCCGACGCCTTGCGCATTTGCTACGCGGGCATCTTCGGTTGGGATGACCCGACGCCCGAGGCCGAGGAAGAATACGAGCCCATAAGCTCCGGGTGGTCCGCGTGAAGGATGAAGAAATCCTTGACCGCCTGGATGCGTTCTATGAGCGCGTCTCGCCTGTTTGCCACGAAATCCACAAGGAATACAACGACGACATCGAGTTCGGCCTATTGGGAAACCAATGGGATAAGGCCGTAAAGGACGAGCGCGGATCGTCCCGGCTGACCCTCACCGTCAACCGCCTCAAGCAATACATCTACCAGACGGTCAACGACTACAAGCAGTCGGAGATGACCTCTAAGGTTCTCCCGCACGACACCAGCGAGAAGGACAAGGCCCTGGCCGAAATACGGCGCGGCCTGATGCGCTCCATCGAGCGGAAAAAGGGCGGGCTTTCCGCATACAACAACGCGGCCAAGTACCTGGTTAGCGGTGGGCTGGGCGGGTGGCAGATCAACACCCGCTATGTCCAGGGCGAGTTCTACCAAGAGCCGTACATCACCCCGATCCACGACGCCTCGTGCGTCTTCGTGGATTTCTTCGAGTGCCAGGAGCCGGACCTTTCGGACATGCGCGATTGCGTGGTTCAGGAAGTGATTTCCAAGGCCCGCTTCAAGTCCGAAACGGGCAAAGACCCCTCGGACCTATCCAACGCCTTCGACAAGCCCAGCAGCGCCTATGGGACAGCCAGCCATCCCACCTTGACCAATTACTGGTACAAGGAGGAAAAGGCGGACACCCTTTGCATGGTCGAGCCCGCGGCGCGGCAGCAGTTCCCGCAGCTCAAGCGCACCGCATTCCTGTCCGACCTCAAGCCCCTGGCCGAGGAGAACGGGATCCCGGTCGAATTGCTCATCGCCACGGACCCCAAGACCGGCAAGCCCATCCAGCGCAAAGAGGATAAGTGTACGGTCACCTGCGCGAAGATTGCCGGCCGGAAGGTGCTGGATAAGCAGGAATGGCCCATCGACCTGATCCCTGTGGTCATCGTCATGGGCCGCAAGGTCATCAACAACGGCAAACTGACCGTTGAGGGCCTGATCCGGCAGTCCAAGGACGCGCAGCGCTCCTACAACTACCTCAAGAGCAACAAGACCGAGCGGATCTCCCTTGCCCCCAAGGCGCCCTTCATCGTCCCCAATGGGGCCATTTCCAAGGCCAATAAGTCGAAGTGGGAGACCGCGAACACCGCGAATCACCCTTACCTGACCTACGAGCCCTACGACGAAAAGGGCCGTCCGATTCCCCCTCCCCAGCGGCAAATGCCCGTCTCCGTGGAGGCCGCGCTAGTCGAGGAGGAGCGGGCCGCGGTTGACGAAATCAATTCCAGCCTGGGGATGTACGAGTCCTCCATCGGCAAGCGGTCCAACGAGACCTCCGGCCGGGCCATTATCGCCAGGGCGCAGGAAGCGGACACGAACAACTACGACTTCACCGAGTCGATGGTGATCGGCATCAAGTACAGCACCAAGGTGCTCAACAAGCTGATCCCCAAGGTGTACGACACCGAGCGGCAGGTTTCGATTGTCGGGGAGGATGATAAGGAAAAGGTCATCTGGATCAACCAACAGAACCCCGACGGATCCATGTACAGCATGGACGAAGGCGAGTTCGACGTTGATTACGAGGCCGGCCCCAGCTCCGCGACCAAGCAAGAGCAGTTCCGCGCCGACACCGAAGCCCTGATTCAGTCGAGCCCCGGCGCCGCGCTTGTCCTGGGTCCGCAGATCATCCGCAACAGCCCGATCCGTAACGCCGACGATACCGCCGATGCCCTGGAACGGTTCGCGAATACCCAGGTTCCCGGCTTGTTCCCGGACAAGAACCAGGGGCAGCCGAGCCCGCAAATGGTCCAGCAGATGCAAGCCCAGCTCCAGCAGATGCAACAGCAATTGCAGCAGGTCGGCCCCGAGATGCAAAAGCTTCAGGAGGAGAACACCAAGCTCCGCATCGAGAACCAAGCGGTCAAGGCCGACAAGCAAATCGAGTTCAAGCGCGTGCAGATCGAAGAGATGAAGGCCGTCGCCGAGGTCCAAGCTAAGGGCGCGACCGTGCAGCAAAAGGGCGCGGACCTTTCCCTCAAGGCCGACAAGCAACAGCACGACAAGGCCGTTGATCGCGTCGAGCTATCCCTCAAGTCCCAAGGCCAGCAGATGGAGCATGTCGCCATGCGGCACGGCCAGGCCAAGGATGGCGCCGAGTACCGATTGAAGGCACGCGGCCAGCAGCACCAAGAAGGCAAAGACCGGGCCGCGTTCATGCAGTCCGGCGAAAAGATGCGCCTCGACCATGAGGCAAAGATTTCCGCTAAGGAAAACCCAACCGGGGGTAAACCGGGTAAGCCATCCGAACCTGCGGAGTAAATCAGGGATCACCGTGGAGGCAACCATGTCAGAAGATGCCAACGAAGTACAGGAAACCACCCCCGAAGTTGTGGACGCGCCGGAATCGCAACCGGCTGAGGCAAGCGATACGCCAGCAGCCCCCGAACAGAGGAAACCGGAATCCGCTCCCCAGAGCGGACAGCAACCCCCCGATCATGTCCCCTATTGGCGACTGAAGGAACTTGCCGACCAGAACCGCGCCCTCAAGGCGCAACTGAGCCAGCAGGCCCCGCAGCAGCCGAACCAACAGCCGAACGCGCAAGCCGCACAGGCACCGAAGCCCGAGGACTTCCCCACCTATGAGGATTTTCTCGACGCCCGGGCCGAGTTCCGCGCCAAGGAGGCCACCCGCAAGGAGTGGGCCGCCATCAAGGCCGAGGAGCAGCAGGCGCAGCGCGTACAGGCCGAGCAGACCCGAGCGCAGAGCGCGGAATCAAACTGGAGCCAGCGAGCCAGCGAAGCCGCCGCAAAGTACCCGGATTTCGAGCAGAAGATCTCCACAGTCACGCCCCTTAACCCGGTGGCGCAGGCGGTTCTCAAGGCGTCCCCCATGGCTGGCGATCTCGCCTACCACTTGGCGGCGCACCCTGAGCTGATCGACAAGCTGAACGGAATGCACCCGCTCGACCAGGCCGCGGAGATGGGGCGGATTGAAGGAAAGCTGACCGGGACAGGTGGACAGCCCAAGGTGTCCCAGATGCCCAAGCCGATGACTCCGATCAACGGCGGCAAATCAAACGCAGGTGGAGGATCGGGCTTAGACAAAGCCTTGAGCGTCCTTTACCCCAACTCATAAAAAAGGATCTGACAAATGGCAGTCAATACCCATCAGCTTTCCACCCTCGTGGGCGAAGGCATGGTCGCCGCGATGCACGCGGAGGGGAAAGTTCTCAACACGCTTTCCACCCGATACAAGAAGGATTTCGTACAGCAGAAGTACAAGCACGGTCGCGCCCTGAACGTGGCCCGTGCGCCCCAGTTCAGCGTCACGCAGAGCGACACGGCCACCGTACAGGACATCACCACGGACGGCCTGAGCGTCACCCTGCTCCCCTACAACGCGGCGATCTCGCTGACTGCTGCCGAGGAGATGTACGACCTCAACACCGAAAGCGGCATGCTGGAACTCGGTCGCGACATGGGCCGCCGTCTCCTGCGTGAGGCGGAGCGCGTGGCCCTCCAGACCATCGCCCGCTACGCCTCCCACTACGAGAACCTGCCCGGTTCCTTCGCGGGGTCCATGCGGCAGTTCAACCGCCTGGCCGCCAAGCTGGACGACTCCCTGACCCCCTCGGGATCCAGGTATTGCGCCCTGGCGCCCATGCAGGAAGTCGAGCTGATCGACATCATGAAGGCGCTGCCCAATCCCGGGACTGAGGTGTCCAACCAGTTCCTGCGCCGCAAGCTCAAGATGTTCGGCGATGTGAACTACTACAGCACCCCGAGCGTGTTCCGCTCCACCCTGGGCACCTGCACCAACGCAACCCCGCTCACCGACGGCGCCAGCGCCGACGGGGAATCTCATCTCGACATCAACGGCCTTTCCGCCGCCACGGCGACGATCCTCCAGGGGACCAAGTTCACCGTGGGCGTGATCGGCACCGCGACCGCCGTCTACGACGTGGACCCCGAGACTAAGGCGACCCTGCCTTACCTCAAGGAGTTCTCCTGCATTAACAGCGAGACCGGCTCCGGTTCGGCCCTCACCATCGACCTCGCGGAGCCGCTGTACGGTCCGGGGCACCCGCTCCAGAACGTGTCGCAGCTCCCCCCGAACGATGCGGAAATCACTCTGGCGCTCGGCACCACCTCCGCGGGTGGCACCTACGCGCAGTCGGTGATGTACTGCAAGGACGCCGTGGAAATGCTGGCGTTCGCTCTGCCGGCCTCCCATGGCCCGAAGGTGCATTCCTTCGCGGAGTTCAACGGGCTCCCGATCCGTACCGGCGTCGGCGCCTGGGATCTCATCAACAATCAACAGGCCATCCGCGTGGATACGGATTTCGCGTTCCTGGTGACGCGCCCGAATCACTGCGGCGTGATGCTGGGAGCCTAACATGATCGGAAACCTCAAAGCCGTAAAGCGGTTCACCTTCGGCACGGATAAGACCTGGTCCGAGGTGGCGACCGTCACGGCTCCGGAACAGTCCGTAAACGCTCCCGGCGCCATCGCCGGGCGCTTTTACCTGATCCAGAAGCCGACCTATCAGACCGGATTGGCCTATAACCCCGTCGCCCGGTGCGATTCGGACGGGGTGCTCAAAGTCCAGTTCATCAATCCCACGGCCGGGGGAATCACCCCCACGGCGGCCCAAGCATGGGTCGGCGTGTGCCTCGATCTGGAGATCGACGCCAGCCAGAACAACGCTTCAACCTAAAAGGAAAACACCATGACCGTACGCACAAACATCACCCAGCTTTCCGACGGCAATGAGGCCGGGACCGTGCTTGGGCAGAGCGCCACCGATTTGATCGGCTTCCATGGGGTTACCCCCACGGCCCAAAAGGCCCGCGTGACCAACACGTCGGGAACCCTGGGAGACTCCAACACGGCGATCAGCGCCATCATCACTTGCCTCGTTTGCAAGGGGCTGATGGCTTGAAGCTGACGATAATTGCCCAGTGTTGCGTGGACGAGGAAACTCGAAACCGCAACACGGCATTATCTGCCAAGTGGCCCGAACCGAAAGGGGAAGGCCATTTGGCTGTGGTTGGCGGTGGGCCGTCCATCCGGCATCATATCGATACGCTCCGGAAATGGCCTGGAGAAATCTGGGCCATCAACGGGGCGTATTGGTGGTGCAAGGAGAATGGCATCACCGCCACCTATTTCACCGTGGATCCGGAGGCGTATCTAGGCGAAATCATCGCGGGCGCCCATCGGGCGGTACTTGCTTCCCATTGCGATCCCAGCGCGTTCACCGTTCCGGACATTTCTTGCGCAAAGGGTGATTACCCGGGCCCAACGTCCGCAACGGCGGCGAGTTTGATCGCAATCAAGGCGGGGTTTACGGAAGTTACCTGGTTTGGGTGCGAATCCTGTTACGAGGATACAACCCATGCTTATGAGAACCAGCCGGTTCCCGAGCTTTTGCGAATCGCCTGCAATGGGGGCGAGTACCTGGTTAAGCCGGATCTGGTTTTGCAGGCCCAAGTGCTCTCCAAGGTTATCCGCACGGCCCCCCATGTTTTCCATGAGGAAAGCGGGGGATTGCTTCGGGCCATGATCGAAGGTGGGCCGGAATTCGACGCGCTGGCCGGCACTCAATTGATTCATGACACCATGCGGGAACAAGAACCGCATACCGAGACAACCCGGCGGGATTGACGCCAAGGAGTAGAGATGTCAGCAGAAGCCTTTAACGCTTCGATGAAGGATGGGGAATCGACCACCATCCGGATCACCAGCACCGGAAGCAGCGCGGCGCACCGCCTCAACATCCGCGGCGATGTGATGATTTCGGTCCGCGCCAACGCCGTGTACGTGCGCTGGGGCAAGGCGGACACCACGGTTTCCGATGGTACCGCGGCCACGCAGGGGCTTTACATCCCGGCCGGCGCCGTCCTGCGCGTCCACATCCCGGACGATGCGACGCACATCATCGTTCTCCAGGACACCGGGGCCGGATACCTGTATCTGACCCCTGGGTCCGGCATCTAATGGCCACCTATCAAACCCTGGTCGATGGAGCGCTCCGCATTTGCGGGCGCCTCGGTTCTGGTTCGTCCCCGACGAGCCAGGAAAGCACCGATTATCTCCAGGTTTTGAACGAAATGCTGGCCGGTTGGTCGGCAAAGCTGGGGCCTGTCTTTTCGGAGACCGTCGAAAGCCTGACCTGGACGGGCGCCCAATCGTCTAGGACGATAGGGGTTTCTGGCAATTTCAACACGGCCCGCCCCCAGCAGGTATTGGCCGCGTACTACCGGGACTCCAACAGCATCGACAACCCGATCAAGGTGATTTCGCACCAGGAGTACCAACGGATCTTGGACAAGTCCGAGGCGAACGGTACCCCGCTCCGGTTGGCCTACCTGCCCACGAACTCCAGCAGCCAGGGAACGCTATATGTTTGGCCGGTCCCGGATTCGGACTGGACTCTCCGACTGGTGAGCCTCAAGCCGTTGGGATCGGTTTCCGCCTTGAGCGACACCGTGACCCTTCCGCCCGGGTATGAGGAGGCGATTCGCTGGAACCTTGCGGTTCGGATGGCCCCGGAGAACGGCGCGAACCTGTCCCCGAGCGTATTTGAGATGGCCGCGAATACCCTAGCGGCGTTGATCAGCTTGAACAACTCAGAGACGAGCGAGATGATGTTCGATCCGCTGGCCCCCGGGGGAAGTGAGTACGTGGACGATGGGAGGCTTTGGATCCAATGATCGTCCCCGTCCCCCAGTTCACCGCGCCGGCCTACAATGGCCTATCCGCCAATGACGTGGATCGGTGCTTCAATTTCTACAACGCCAGCACGCCGGACGGGCCGGTTTTGGTCTCCCGTCCGGGGCTTACCCTGTTCACCACGGCTACCAATAATTTGCCCTGCAAGGGGCTTTACATGACCGGGGACGATAGGCTTTTCGCCGTTCACGGCACCAAGCTTTACGAAATCAACAGCGCGGGCACGGTAACGGATAGAGGCACCCTTTCCGGCCTGGGTGACTTTGTGGAAATGGCCGACAACGGTATCCACCTGATGATCCGAGGGGATAGCGCGGGTTGGACGTTCACGCTTTCGGGGAACACTCTCGCACAGATAACGGACGTGAATTACCCCGCCACGACGCGAGGGCTTGCGTTCCGTGATTCGGTGTTTATCGTGGCGAGCTACCCGACCGGGCGCATATACGTTTCCCAGCTTTTGGACGGTACGGATTGGACCCCGGTTAGCTTTGCCACAGCGGAAGCGAAAAGCGATCCCCTTGGAGGGTTGGCGAGCGTGGGATCAAATCTCTATTTGATCGGCTCCAGGACCACCGAAACTTGGTACAACACCGGAAATCCTGCGTTCACCTTCCAGCCCATCAACGGCGGACAGATAGACGTGGGGGTCTATTACCCCTGGTCGATCGCGACTCTTTTCGATTCGGTGTATTTCGTATCCCAGAGCCAGGGCAAGCAAGCGATTTGGAGTATCGGAGCAGGCGGCCCGCGGAAGATTTCCACGCCATACATAGACGAGCAGATCCTCGGCATGACCAATATTCGGGGTCTTGCGTTTTCCGATAGCGGGAACAGCTTTTACGTGCTTTCCGGCTATGCTGGCGTGTTCAAGTCCTACGCCTACAACATCACCACCGGAACATGGTCCGAATGGGGCAGCACGATGACCACGCCTAAGCAGTGGCGGGTGTCGAGCGTTTCCCCCGGCTTCGCCGGGACGGAAAAAATCATTTGCGGCGATTATGAGAACGGCAAAATCTATTACCTGAGCGGGAACGATGACGGCGGGATAGACATAGTGCGCCAAAGGATTTTTGGCCCCATTGCGTCGAACGGGAAAAGGGTTTTCCACAACCAGATCCGTTTTGAATACGAAGTGAAATTCGACAGCGCGGGCACGACATCAGTTGCCCCGTTGCTGGCTTGGAGTGATGACGGCGGTTTGACCTACAGCAGCAGCCGCACGATGACCAAGACGGTCACCAGCACGACCACAGGCCAGCGGGTGACCAGCACCGAAAACAGATTGGGATCCAGCACGGAGCGCTACTATCGGGAGACTTTCCCCGGTGGGCTTACGGGCCGGATCATCCTCAAGAAGTGCGAATTGGATTTGCAGGAAGGGCGGTTTTAAATGTCCCGCGAATGGAAATGGTCCGATTTCTTCGGATACGGGAACTTGACCGGCGACCCCGATCCGATTTGGGGTACGCTCTCCGGCGAGAATGCAATCAAGGACGCCACCAAGGCTCAGCAGGCGGCTCTGGAAAAGGCTTTAGGCGCGATTACCGGCGCATCGGATAAGGGGCTTGCCCTTCAAAAGCCGTACCTGGAAAACGCGGCGGATGACTACACCCGACAGCGCGGCTTGGTCAACTCTGGATTTTTCCAGCAGCCCTACGGCCGGTCGTTCCAGTCGCAGCAATTCAGCCCGCAGGGCTACGCCTTCAACCCGTCGCAGGGTTCGGCCTCGTTCTCTCCGTGGCGCCCCCAGGGCGGCCCGGCGGGGTTCCAGGCGCAAGGGCTCCCCAACATGCCCCAGCTTCCGCAGCGGCCTGCACAGCCCATGCAGCAGGTCCAGCCGCCGCAACAGCCGCCGCAAGGGACCGGGTTAGTGTCGGGGAGGCCCGACCCTCAACAGGTGATGCAGGTCATCTTGCGAAACATGCCCCAATCCCAGATGATGCCTACGCCTGGATTCAGCCCTCAAAATCAGGGATTGATGGGGTACAACCCGCAGACCGGGCAGGGGAATCCTTTGGAGGACATGGGGCTCAAGCCGGCCGATCCGCGATTCCCCAGCCCGCAAACCCGTTACGACATCATGGCCCGCTATCCGTGGGTGACCGGGCGTAGCGGCCCCCTTGAGGGCGGAATGCCTGGTGGAGGTCGATTCTAATGCCGTTCACGCCGTACCAACCGTATCAACCCTTCAAGCCCGCGCAGCCGACCGGCACCACGCCGCCGGTAAACCGCAATTGGTCCACGGGACAAACCGCATGGGACCCAAAGGGGCTTTTCGGCACCAACCAGCAAACCGGGATGACGAGCAATCCGAACCCGACTTGGAACATGCAGACGCGGGCGAACCCGACCGCCGGGATGGTTGCCGACCCGACGCCCGGGAATACGGACGTGGCATCCGCCATGCCGAACTCCTGGAACATGCCGAACACCTACCAGGACCAGGGGCCGCAGAATACGAACGTGGCCACGCCTACGCCTACGGCTCAAATGCCCGCAACGACGATGAACGGAATGACCATGGGCGGCGGATCGCCCGCGCCTACCTGGAATAACCCGGCGTATTCCGCTGGATACGACCCCGGCGCGTTTACCACGCAGTACGG